CATTATCCAAGTAATTATCTTTGCCATCTTAACCCTCCCTTGTTTTTGCCTGAATAATTTCGGCTTTACGCTCGATCAATTCAGGCGTTAAACTGATTTTTTCGTCGATCAATTTATTTAAAGCATCGGCGCGGACTTTATCCGATGTGTCTTTTCGTTGGATAACTTTATAATTAAATCGTTTCATTAATTTCCTTATGCTAACGGAATCCAAAAAACTGATATAGTATACGTTCCTGTTTTAACAACCTTCCAATAATCGCCTTTCTTAACCGGCATTGAAAACCCTGCATTCCCACCCAACTGCTGATCTGTGTTCCTATAAGCAGATATACGAAGCGTTGTTGGGTCTGATGCGCTATCTGTAAAACCTTGGGCATATCCATCTGTTCCTGAACTTCCGCAATTAACAACAACAAACCCATCTGTTGCCGCCTGTTGTGCGCCGTAATCAGATGATTTGTCAATCCATGTCCCCAATTTTTTTTCAATAGAATAAGTGGAGTTTGCGACATATGTAATGTTCCCGCTTGCGTTATTATAAAATGACCCGATAAGCCGGTAATAAGTCATCCCCGTCGGCGTGGTTGCGTTTGTTGATACAACAACCGTGAATGTCGTCGCATTGTTATCCGCGCAGGCATAAACATAATATCGCGTGCTTGTCGCCTCTGATCCTGTGTCAATGTTCGCCCATGTGACAGTCGTGTCGGACGTGTTTCTGCGGAGCCTTCTGTTACCGCTGGCGTCAACGATCATGATCTCGCCGGCTCGAACATAAAGATCAGCGTCGCCTTTATACTCAACCGCGCATCCTCGTCGGTAATTAATAAGCATGTCGGTTAAGGATGTGTAGTAAGATTGCGCCCCTCCACCCGTGGCCCCGATAAACGTCTCGATTGCTTCGATTTCGTCATAAGGAGAGTTGAAAAGAGCCGCGACGAGCTTGGTGACGCCGTTGACAACCGCGCTGAAAGTCTTTTTTGCATTTGGGAAAGATGCCGCCATTTTTAAAATCCTTTCATCAATCGTATTGCTGCAAGTTCGCGAGAGCCAGGTCAATCCGTTTAATGATTGCAGCGGTTTCGAGGACGGTGTCCCCGAACTGGATCGTTAAATTAAACATGCCTGGCGTTTCTGAAAGATCGTATTGAATGCGGTCAACCTGAGCGCTGTACTGACCGCCGACGATCACATCATCTCCGCCGTCTGCCGCCTCTCCGATGACTATATCGCTCCCGCCGTCTGCCGCCTCTCCTATGATGTCTCCCTTTGAGTCCGTGAGCGTGTTTCGATCGTAATAGACGTCATAAAAAACGATCAGCCCGATCGGAACCGTGTCCTCAAGCCGGAGCGGCGTGTTTGCGATCTTCGCCCTGATCGCCAGCTGAGGCGTCGCGTTCTCGCGCAATACAGCCCCGAGGTATTGATCGGCCACAGTGTCGGAAACAATGGAGCCGTTATTGTAGATTTTTTCTGACAGGTAATAGAGGTCTTGACTGTCGGTATTCTCAAGCGTTCGCTTATACTTTGAGCCTGCGACAGTCCCACCGACCAAATACGCCCGGTTGACGAGCTTGTCATAATCAACCTTGCGTTCAAGCATTTCGACGTTGTCTCCGACGATGAACCGCTTTCGGATTGTTGAGCTTTCCACCTTCCAAAAGAAAACCAAATCTTCATCAACGCCATATTCAACGTCCCCGGCAAGCTGGGCCAAAGTGTCAAGCGCATTCTCCACAGTTGTTAAAAACTGGATCGAGTCGCATTCAAACGTGCTTGAATCGATCGTCCCTTTTGTTATCGGGGTGTTCGCCGTCACAAAGCTGTCAATGATGCTGTCAACGATCGTGTGGACATAAGACGACGTATATGTTTTTTTGTCTCCTGCATCATGGACGATCAGCTTTTTAAAAAGGTCAAAATATCCTCTGACCTGAAGCGTGATCTGCTCGTTTTTATCAAGCGTCGGGACAGCATTTGCGACATACCCTCGATAAACGAGTTTGCTCCCGCCGTTGACTAAATCCTCGACCCTGATCTGGATATCATCACGGGCGTCGAACGTGATGTCTCTATATCCCTTCTGGATCGTAATTGAGCATGCCCCGCACCCGCCGATCCTGTTCCATTCCCAGCTCACCTTTGAGACAAATGGCGTAAGATAGGCCTTGAGCGACCCTGTCTTGTCTCTTAATTCGATGTTATAAGTTGTAGCTGAAATTGCTGTCGGCATATCAATACCATGTGTCTCTGTGGGTTATTACGACGTTTGTGCTTGCCGTCCCTGTGAAAACAATCGTGTTGTCTCCGGGATCAAGAGTTATAAAATCACCTTCAAAATTTTCGATGTCATCTGCGCCGTCATTCAAGACCTGAAATTCGTCTCCGCCATAAAAATTGTCAACCTCTAGTGTGTCGCTTGCGGCAACAGTTCCGCGATATTGAAACGACCGACCGTTCGTCTGGTTCTCGATCTTGCAGGCGTCGGCCATTTCAGCGCTTGGGGTGATCTCAATTTTGCACCTTGCCGGAGCGTTTCCGTTATTGGTGACCGTATATCCGACCGTGCTGGTCGGCGTCTCATCGCTTACGCTCGCTGTCTCTGCCAAGAAGAACGGATAATGAGCCGTTAAACTCATTTCAAAGGCTGCGAGCGTCCGAAACGTGATCCACTTCTTACGAAACGAATCGACCTGCGCCATCACATAGCGGTCATCGTCCATCGTGAATTTTTGTATGCCGGCGTGAACCGCTGCGTTAAGGTCGTCGATCAAGGAGCGAAGTGCGTCATAATCGCTTCCTCCGATCGTTCCCTTTACTGATATTCTGATCTCTTTGCGCTTCGCTTCTTCAGCGATTGACCCGTCAGCCTTCGGGATTTCATGCGTGACGACGTTCTTTTTTTCGTCGATTTGGATGTCCTCAACACAAAACTCTGTTCCGTCGTCAAGAGTGAAGGTTCCAAGTTTTAATTGAATTTCATTGCTCATTATCGAATCCTTTCAACCTCAAGCGCGAGTTTCTTTGAAACCTGCTCGGCGAGATAGTCAATATCATCGCGGTTTGAAACTGTCGGGCGGTCAATGCTGATCTCTATATAAACATTCGGTCTTCCACCGGCTCCGATAGAAGCGCCGTCATTTCCGATCGGGGTAAACGTGGCCCTCTCCGGCCCTGCCTCGCCAGCCAAAAACAATGTCGGACGGTTGACCATATAATCGCCGCCGTTGGCCTGCGGCCCTCCCCAGCCCGGCGTTTGAGATAATACCTGTCCTCCGCCGGACATCTGGCTTTCGACAGAGATGGACCGCCCTGCGGTTTGCGATGCCATCACGGAGGCGGTTGTTGACGCGATTCCTGTCGCAAGGCTTGCGGTATAAGCGGCTGTTCCTGTGGCTGCCGCGCCTCCGAGCGTTGCAACAGAGGCGGCTATCGCAGCAGGGGCCCATGCAATGGCAATCGCAGCAGCCGCCGCAGACGTAGATGCGACAGTCCCAGCAAGAAGCGTTTTTTCAAGCGCAAAAGCTACGGCCTTCTGGATCATAAAATTAAGAATTGCTTGAATCATCGCCTTTTCAAGCTGCTTAAATGCATCTTTTGAGTTGTGGACATTCATAGTCACATCAAGCAGGGCTTTGCTTAAATTTGTTTGGATGGTCTGGCCAAGCATGACGGTGAAGGCCGCCATGCCCTGATGAGCCGTCATGTATGTTTGAGAGTAAAAATTAAGAAGGTTGATTCGCTCCTGAGTCAGCCTTTGAGCGTGCATGAATGAATCGTTGCCGATCTGCATTTCCATCATGGCAAGCTGTTGCATCTGTTGCATGCTCGCCTGTCTTACCATTTGGACGTTGTATTCAGCGTCAGTGATGGCGGCGTAATATTCCGCTGACGACGATTGTCCGGCCATAAATAAAGTGTTGACATCTGACTGCTGCTGCTTGAAATCGCGCAGCGTTTGCTCGGCTTTTACCATTTCCGTGACTGGAGACTGATCATTTGTTATGTTTCCGGCATTCCCGGTCACTAGGTCGCCGATCATTCCCCATCCCTTCATGGATTGCTGAAGAACCTGGAGAATTTTCAGTTTTTCGATGGCCTCTCCTGCTGAATAGGCAAGCTTATGGAAAGAAACCTCAACGTCGTTTAAAGATTCTCTTGCAGAGGCGTTATATCTTGCATATTCCCTTGTCGCATTCACAAACCCGAAAACGATCCCTGTCGCCAAAACAACATTGCTTCTAAATTGCCTCAGCTGTTGATTTGACTCTTTAAAGGCGTTGTTTGTTTTATCTCCGGCCTCTTGTGTGCGCTTTCCTAGCGTCTCAGCCTGGTCTTTTGCATCACCCAGTGTTTTTTTAAGCTGACCGCTTGCCTCATCGAGGAGCTTTAGGACTATATTTAGGTCAACATTGTTTGACATCTTTGGCCTTCCTTTTTTCTATCTGGCCGTGAATGGTTCGCATCGCGTCTAAAAACTTTTTGCTGTGCCTCAAATACCCGCCTCCGTAAGGAGTTCCCATCCCGCTCTGGATGATCTGATAGGCTTCGACCAGCCGGGAACTCTGCGCTGTGATAAGCGTCAAAGGACACCGGCTGTATCGCTCGCCATCAATAACCCATTTCCCCTTTATCAGACTGTCCTCAAAGCACCCGTGCTCTTTCTTCTGGGCCGGTGTGCATTTACGGCAGTCAAGGCCCATGAAAGCGACCTCGACCGCCAGCCTTAGTTTTTTGCTTCGCCCTCGCTTAACTGCCCGATCTTCAAAATCTGCTGGCCCAGCTCAATGATGAGCATGGCTGGCATGATCTTTAAAACGCTGTCGGCCAGAACCGTGCAGAGACGGCCCATAAAAACCTTCTGCTCTGTTGCATAAACAACGTCATTTCCTTTCGAGTCTTTGAAGTTTTCAAATCCTCGGAGCCCGAAGCGGACAGCCATTGTCATCGTGATGAGAGCCTTTGTCTCTTCCATCATAACGATAGGCATCTGCTCGCTGTCAATGGCCCCGATCTTCCAGACCGTTTTCGGCTCGACGCTGTCATATTTGCTGATGTAGTTTTCTGTCTCTAGTAAGTTGATCCCTGTTATCATTTCTCTCTCCTCCTCCGCGTTTGTTTTTATTACGTAAAAATAATGACCTGCTCGTCATTACCTGCGTCCGCGCTCCGCGTGCAGTCGCCCTTTAAAGTTTCAATCGTGATGCCTTCCCTTTCGCCGTATTCAGGGGCGTTCAGGTTGACCTTCGGGGCCGAAATTGTGATGATGTTCCCGGCAACCGAACCGACAACCTCGGAAAATGCCACCGGCGTCGTTAGCATAAGAGCCCTGATGTCAAGAGTGGCAACCGTGACAGATTCAGGATTGACCGAGATCGTAGGCTTACGGCTCGTGATCTCAACACCGGCGATTCCGTTTGTGGCGATCTTGCTCGGTCGGACAGAAACTTCGTTCCCGAAATCGATCTCGGTTTGTTCAACGGCCAGCGTTGTGACGCTGTTCAATGAGAGCGTCCCACCCTTACACACCGGGGCTGATGTGGCTTCATAAGCCGCTCCAGCCGGAATTGCTGTATCAGTCGGGGCTGTGTAAAGGCCTTTCATTGAAAACTCGACCATAGCGGCCTTGTTCGCGGCAAGGATCAGCTTTGCGTTTCCTTTTGCGCCTGTGACCTTGTGGAGCCGTCCGTCTTTGTAGAGATAGATCGTGACAGACTTAACTCCAGAAGATTTTGGAACATAGCTCACGCTTGAACCTGCGACTGCCCCTTCTGTCCGTCCGCACGCTTCAAACAGATCGCCGATGCGCGGAGCCGTTCCCTTCGTTCCTGACCCTTTTAGCTCGGTCTGGAACGAAATTTCAACATATACGGAGCCGAGCTTTGAAGCGACAGGGCTTAAAGAGACGCTCTGTCCGGGCCTTTCTGCCGCCGAGACGACCTCTTTGAAGCTGACGTTGCTGACAAGGATCGCATTTGCCTCAGGCGTAGGCGTCGGATCAGTTCCGTATTCGGTTTCTTCTTTGACCAACATCAACATCAGTTCTTCCAGCATTTCAATCTCTCCTTTTATTCTCGGGTTATCCGATTTTGTTTGTATAAAATCTCGACAGTTAAAACAAAACCCCTGACGGGATAATCTGTCCCGTCATCAGGGACGCTTTCGATGATCGTCACATTAAGAGCAACGCCGCCGAGCGTGTGATCTGCCGAAAGGGCCTTCCTAACATCGTTGTCAAAGTCCTTGATCCCTTTTATATTTGTATCTCCGACGATCTGCTTTGTTTCGTCAAAGACCTTCAGGGCAAACACGACAGAGACGGACATCCGCCATTCTTCAAAAGGATAAACGTCTCGGACCCTTGTGCTGATCCCGGGCTTTATGACGATGACCGGATATCCTGTTATATTCGATATTTCTCCGATGTGGATATTTGTGTCATCAACAGACGAAAGATATGAGCTTGTTTGAAGCGCTGTTTTTAAGGCTGTTAAAATTGCCGGTTCATTCATCGTTTACTCCTTCGGCGTTGCCGCTTCTTTGACGGCTATAACCATCTCCCCGTTTACATCATCAGCAACCTGAGCGGCCGTTCTTGACAAATATCTTGATGCCGGGATCTGAACGGATTTCTTTAGGACGAAGAGGGGCACGATTCCTCCTCCCCTTGCCTCAACACCAAAAATGATCCCTTTGCGGATAAAAGATGCCCTGTATTTTGTGTGACCGTCCCTGACCTGCTGGGCCGTGAACCGCGTCGCCCCTGCCTCCGTCTTTGCCGCGTCAAGGGGTATCGTGAGCCATGAACGGATGCTCGGCCTGATCGTCCCGCCTTTTTCGTGGATATTTGCATAAGGGACGCGCCTCCCCTGCCTGGCCGCGCTTCCGATCGTTGCCGTGATGCCCTTCTCAGAGATGTCAACCCTTGAGCCGATGCTCGTGCTGAGCCTCGCTGTCCTGACTTTCAGCATGATCCCGCCGACATTGTCTTTCAATCTCCGCTCAATAAGGAGGGCCGACTTTCTAAAGCCCTTGAATATCGTCTTCGACTGATCTCTCGGGTCCATGCCCTTCAACACAGACTCAATTTTTTCGATCGACTTTTTGTCGATTTCGACCCGTATCATCAGAACCTCACAAGCTTGTAGGTGTTGATGATCTCCTTCCAAACCTGATCCCGAAGATCGTCAACGCTCCGCTCGCCCTTGATCATTGTATTGTTCCACCGGCTCGCCTCAAGATAGTCCCACGCGCAAAGCCTCAGGGCGTTTCTTTCAAGGTCGCCTGGGATCGTTGTATATCCGCCGTTATAGATAACCCGGACATTCTCAATCCCGAGGCCTTTGTCGAAATAGTCTCCGTTTAAGGTCACGAGCCCCTCGATGGTGTCCGATATAATGATATTATCGGAATCGATCGCCGTATCAGAGGACCACTCCCGGTCTGAGTCGATGTGAATTGACGTGATCGAATTGACCGGGGCCCGCCTCAATAAAAGCTCGCAGGACCCGTCGCCTTCATAGTATTCCGTGACCGTCCCTGCCTGGAATGTTCTGTTACACCTTTTGGCAACGTCAGCGCTGACCCTTGTAATAATGCTCGACAAAAGGGCGTTGTCTGACGTGTCCGCCGTCTGCTTCTTTAAGAACGCCCTGAGGTTCGCCAGGGTCGTGAGGTCCCCTGATGTCGCTGTTAAAAAATCCGTCCCGACAACCCGGACGATCTCCTCGCGCTTGCTCGTGATGGTCGTGTCGTTGGCCTTTAAAATATACGTCCCAAGGGTGCTCGGCGTATAATCTGCCACCTTCCAGACTTCATCACGGACAAAGGCGGCGTTCCCGGAAGCAACAACCGTTCCGTCTGAATCAAAAATCTCATAGGTCACGGTGTCTCCAGAGGATGATTCTGGTATCGTTATAAGCAAGTCCGTTTCGACATTTAAAGTAATATCAATCATCAGCTCATCCTCCCAACTCTGTAATAGTTTTCCCTTTTATCGGTTGCAAATTCTGTTATGTTCGTCGCTTTTAGCACTATCAGCCCGAAGGCGCTGGGAGTAAACCCAGACGCCTTCCAGAGTTCGTCACGCACAAACTCAAGGGATCCTGACTCGATGACCGTCCCATCGGCATCAAATATCTCGTATGTCGGCGCATCTGTCGAGACAGAATCCGGCAGGACGATCATCA